CAAATGTTTCACTGATGACTTATGGAGATGATAATATCATGGGAGTTTCAAGTAAAATCCAATGGTTTAATCATACATCAATACAAGCAACTTTAAAAGATATTGGAATAGTTTATACTATGGCCGATAAAGAAGCTGCTAGTGTTCCCTATCTTAATATTTCAGAAACTTCTTTTTTAAAGAGAAGTTGGAGATATGATATAGATATAGGTGCATATGTATGCCCTTTGGAGCACGAATCCATTGAGAAAATGTTGATGGTCTGGACTCGAAGTAAGACAATTACCGAAGAGGAACAAATCTGTTCTGTTGTTTCATCTGCAGTTAGAGAATACTTTTACTATGGTAAAGAAATTTTCAATGAAAAACGTTCAATGTTACAGAGTGTACTTTTAGGTAAAGGTTATGAACTTTGGATTGAAGATTCAACATTTCCTACTTGGGATGAATTATATACACAATTTTGGGATGCTTCCAAGAATGTGGATGTTAATTCACAATTGTAGATTGGTACCCTTTAGGTACCCGGCGCTGTGCTTCAGCGTCGTTATCCAACTAAGAGCCTTTACATATAGTTACTGTACAACAAAGAGCTAATCTCTTTTATACCACGTTGTTGTAAGCATGGATATGTATCGTAATCCTACCTGAGCGTTCCTCAAAATCTCTTTTTAGAGAAGCATTCGGTTGGAGTGCATTGTATATAGAGCGTTGTAGTGTGCACTGAGTCATGCCCTACATTGTAAGACGACTTTCTAACAATTTAAATAAATTTTATGGTCCTAAAGACCAATCGAAAGTATTATACAATAGTAATAATGCTTTGAAGAACGTAAGAGACATGATTAAAGAAAGCAAGGAAAAACGCGATCTAAGTTTACCAACTAAACCTGATAATATTTCACGGTCAATAGTTGGTGAAGAATTTATCGTAGTTCCTATGCTTCAGGAAATCATTGATCTTCTTACAACAAATAATGAATTATTAAGAAGTAAATTAGAACTTCAATCTACT